ATCTGCAATCACGATTAAGAACAACAGACCCAGAAATAAGAACTTATATTCGGTGTACTGCAAACCCCGGGGGAGTCGGAGGACATTGGGTAAGAAAAAGATATCTTGACCTTGCTCCGCCTAATACCTCATTTAATGGACCAGATGGAATATCAAGAAAGTTTATTCCTGCAAGATTAGATGATAACCCATACCTATCAAGTGATGGTAGATATGAAAAGATGTTGGAGTCATTACCTCCAATACAAAGAAAACAATTACTAGATGGAAACTGGGATGTTGCCGAAGGTGCAGCATTTGTAGAGTTTAATCCAGAAATCCATGTGATACCACCATTTAAGATACCAACACATTGGATGCGGTATAAAGGATTGGATTATGGATATGCTTCAGAATCTGCGTGTGTATGGGCAACGATAGACCCAGATGATGATACATTAATTATTTACCGAGAGCTTTACAAGAAAGGCTTAACAGGTGAAGACTTAGCTGATATGCTTTTTGAATATGAACGAGATGAACATCGGAGTATTCAAGGAGTTCTTGATAGTGCTGCTTGGAATAGAACTGGCGTGGGAGGACCAACTGTGGGCGAGACTTTGGTCCGAGCAGGTCATAAGCTAAGACCGGCAGATAAGAATAGGATACAAGGTAAGATACAAGTACATGAATATCTTAAACAAGATAAACAAACAGGAAGACCAAAGCTACAAATATTTTCTACTTGTGTTAATATGATTAGAGAATTACAAAGTATACCTATTGACCCTAACCGAACAGAAGATGTAGATACTAAATCCTCTGACCATGCTTATGATGCTTTACGTTATTTAATAATGTCAAGACCGCAGAAACCATCGGCATATAGAGAAATGCAAGATATAAAAAGATTTACACCATCTGACCCAACATTTGGATATTAATGCCCACATATAGATTTAGAAATAAAAAGACTAACGAAGTATACGATAGTGTCATGTCATATGATGATATGCTAAAGTACAGAAAAAAACGGAATATTGAACAAGTATTTGTTGCTCCAAAGATATTTAGATTAAATGATATGGGAGGTCCAGAAGACCAATTCAGAGAATGGTGTAAACAACCAGAAACAGAAGTAGATACAAGTAAGTCTAATAACTTTAGACATTCCCAGAATGAGTATGTTTATGGTGGTAAAAAAGATAAATGATAGATAAAAAGATTCTTAAAGTTGGATATCAAGATATAACAATCAATGTATCAAAGCCGGACTTTAAAAAAGATAGTCTAACAGATTGTTATGGTGTTTATTTACAAAGAGATAATGCAATACACATTCAAGAAGATTTAACAAAGCTTGATGAAGTCAATACTGTTATCCATGAGCTTCTTCATGCAATAGCATATATCTCGGGTGAAAGCGGAGAAGGTGGCGTTTTACAAGGAGATTCAAAAGAAGAAAGATTAATAAATAGTTTTACAAATTATCTCATACAAGTGATGAGAGACAATAAATGGTTATTACCCTATTTACAAAAGAATTTACTTGACAAAGTTAATAAGTAGGTGTATAATAAAGAAATAAGGAAAATATGGCAGAATACACAGACAACCCAGATACAAACTCAGATGAGCAAGTCGAACAAGAAGTTGAGAAAACAAGACTAGCAGGTTTTGTTTACAACAAGTTCGATGATGCCGAACGAGCTAGACGTAGTGATGAAGAGCGATGGTTAGAAGCATTTCATAATTATCGTGGAAAATACTACAAGAATGTTCATTTCAGAGAGCATGAAAAGTCAAGAGTATTTGTTAAGGTAACGAAAACAAAAGTTCTTGCAGCTTATGGACAATTAGTTGATGTACTATTTTCTGCAAACAAGTTTCCCATCTCTGTTGAAGAAACCAAAGTACCAGAAGGTGTAGCTGAATATGCACACCTCAATCCTCTCAAAGAGCAAATGGGAGACAATCTTCAACAGTCAACCCCGTCTATTGAAGGTAACTTAGATTATCAACCCGGTAATTCCCCTCAACCGGAAATGTCTCCAATTGGTTTTGAAGGAGATGGGAAAACATTAGAGCCGGGAACAACATTTAATTCGTTAAGTGAACAACCAACATTAGCGGGATTAGAAAAAGAATTAGGTGATGATGCCATAGAGAAAGGACCTGCTCCTCTTCCAGATATGGCTCAGATAAGACCTGCGTCTAAATTAGCAAGACGTATGGAAAAACTCATCCATGATGAGATTGATGAATCTAATGGTTCGCAAGAATTGCGTAATGCATTATTTGAATCTGTTCTTTTAGGAACAGGGGTTATCAAAGGTCCATTTACTTTTAACAAAACATTACATAAATATAATAAAAATGAAAGTGGACAACGACAATACGAACCAGAAGATGTCAAAGTACCAAGAATAGAATTTGTTAGTTGTTGGGATTTTTATCCAGACCCTAACGCAAAGAATTTAGAAGAGTGTGAATATGTTATTCATCGTCATAAGCTAAATAGAAACCAAGTAAGAGATTTACTTAGTAGACCTTTCTTTGATAAAGAACAAGTATTAGCAACATTAGATGATGGTCCTAACTATCGTAACAGAAGTTATGAAACACAAATACGTCAAGAAGATGACTATACACAAAATGAATATGACAGATATGAAGTCTTAGAATATTGGGGTATAGTAGATAAACAAACATTACAAGATTCTCAAATAGCTATACCAGAAGGTATGGATGATGAGCAAGAGTTTCAAATTAATGCTTGGGTAACTGAGAATAGAGTTTTACGAATGGTCCTTAATCCATTTAAGCCATATCGTATACCATACAATTCATTTCCTTACGAAAAGAATCCGTATAGTTTTTTTGGTATTGGTGTACCAGAAAACATGAATGATGCTCAACAGATTATGAATGGTCATGCAAGAATGGCTATTGATAACTTAGCACTATCGGGTTCACTTGTATTTGATGTAGATGAGTCTGCATTAGTTGCAGGACAAAACATGGATGTATATCCGGGTAAAATATTCCGAAGACAAGCAGGGATGCCGGGTCAAGCAATTCATGGATTAAAGTTTCCAAACACATCAACAGAGAATATGATGATGTTTGATAAGTTTAGACAGTTGGCAGATGAGTCAACAGGTATACCATCATACTCACATGGACAAACAGGTGTTCAAAGTATGACAAGAACAGCTTCTGGTATGTCAATGTTATTATCTGCGGCAAACTTAAATATAAAAACAGTTGTCAAAAACTTAGATGATTTTATGTTGAAACCTTTGGGCGAAGCGTACTTTCAATGGAATATGCAATTCTATGAAGGTGACTTAAATATAGAAGGTGACCTAGAAGTAAAAGCAACAGGTACTTCAAGCTTAATGCAAAAAGAAGTTAGGTCACAACGTTTAACCATGTTCTTACAAAGTGTACAGAATCCTGCGATAGCACCTTTCGTAAAGATTCCAGAACTAATAAAAGAACTGGCATATACATTAGACCTTGACCCCGAAGCAGTCATTAACGACCCTAATGAAGCAGAAATATATGCTAAGATAATAGGATTACAAAATGCTAGACAACAACCAAATACACAAGCTCCAGCAGGTAGTGAGCAGTCCCCAATGGCTGCACCTGAAGGAATACCTAATACAACTCCAGAACCAGACAACTCGGGAGTTGGCAATGGGACAATCGGAACAGGCGGTGTTCCGCAACCAAGGGAAATGGACTTTACTGGAGCAACTAGTTAAGTTACCCGAAACACTTAAATCATACAAGGAGTAAACAATGGCAGGAGAAAGTTACAAAAAAATAGAAGTAAAGACAATTAAGATTCCGGGTTTCGGTTCATATACTGGTCCTATTAAAATTTTAGAATCTAAAATGAAAATGGATAAACAAGTTACTAAAGGTTCTAAGTCACCGGGCAGAGCTGCTATGATGTATGGTGGTATGGCTAAAGGTAAAAAGAAAATGAACATGGGTGGCATGATGTACAAAAAAGGTAAAAAGAAGTAGGTAAACATGGGCGATAAAAAGAAAAAAAGATTTATTGATGTAACTGATAACAAATCTATGTTAGATAAAGGAGGTTCTTACCGCTACACTTATGATACAAAAGATAAAGAACATTCAATAAAACACGCAACAAAATCTGGTGATGTAAAAAGAATATTTAGTAAAGATGGAACTTCAAGTCGTGATTTTAGTATAAATCTTAATGCAAAAAGAAAAGATTTAAAAGTTATGTTTACTGACCCTGTTTCTAATGAAGCTCGATATTTTAAAAAACAATCTATGAAACCTATGTACCTTAAAAAAACTAAACAAAGTTTTGATAGTTTAATAAAAAAAGCTATTAAAAAAGGTAGTAAAGGATTTAATGTATAATGGCAACTGAAAAATTAAAAAATCAAATGAATACATTTCTTACTCCTTCAACAGAGTCTACTCCTCGTTTGGGATTATATGATGTTAGTACACCGCAAAGTGCAAGAGAAGGCACACCTAAAAGATTATTCTCACCCGAAAGAGCTAGGTATCAAGAAGGTGATGTCGTAACTGACGATAAAAAAGAATACAACAAAGCTTTATCTGTTTACAGTAAAATGAAACAGAATGGAGCTGATGATGAAACCATTGCCACATATATCGGTATGCCAATGTTAAACAAAATTAAAATGAATAAACAAAATGTAACACAAATGGCTACTGGTGGTTTAATGGGGGGAGACCCAAGATTAGGAAGAATAGAAGATGTTGGGTATCAAGCTTACGCTGAAGGTGGCGAAGTAAATGATGAACCAATGCAAATAGAAGAATTACAACCCGATGTCTCGATGCAAATGGAAACAGCAATGATGCCGGGAGACGATGTTGAAACAGAAGCAACAATAGATACTTCTGTACTAACATCAGATGAAGAACAAGTTTTAGAACAAGCACTAGAAGAGTATCCAAGATTAATGGATATTATTTCTAAGATGTCTATGAAAGAGTTTACCGGTGAAGGCGAAGTTGATGGACCGGGAACAGGAACATCAGATTCAATTCCTGCAATGTTATCAGATGGAGAGTTTGTCTTTACTGCTAAATCCGTAAAACAGATTGGCGTTGACAGATTAAGAAAAATGATGAGAAAAGCAGAAGATGAATATGATAGAGATATGGGAGTTCAAGATGCAAATCAAACTGCACCGGACCAACCCATGATGTCTAAAGGCGGATTATTATCCGTACCACTATAGAGCTACCCGGGTAATCACCTAGGCACTCTATATCGGCTACTTTTACAATAACGTAAAACCCCAATTAACTAAAAGAAAGGTGATTAAAAATGGTTGAAAGTAATGAGAACACTTTATTAAATAAAGCTACTTCTCAAAAAAGTGAAAGCAACGAAGCTAATCCTTATAATATGAAAAAAGATTATATTGATTATGACCAACAAAATGAAAATGCATCTAAGCCCTTCGCTGATGCAAATACAATAGCGGTTAAGAAAGACCCTCCTAAAGTTGTTGTGGACTCACAAGAACAATTAGAACAAGAGGACACTCCGGAAGAACAAGCTGACCAACCTTATAAAAAGGTTGACTACAAAAAGAGATATGATGATTTAAAAAAGCATTATGATACTCGAGTTAATTCTTTTAAACAAAGGGAAGAAGAACTTTTAGCAGAAGCTAGGTCTAACAGACCAAAATATAAAGCTCCTAAAAGTACGGAAGACCTTCAAAGTTTTAAAAAAGAATACCCCGATGTTTATGATGTTGTTGAATCAGTAGCTCATTTAAGGACTTCTCAAGAACTAGAAGATGTAAAGAAAGAAGTAAATTCACTTCGTTCATTAAATCAACAAATTAGTAAAGAGAAAGCCGAAGCCAAACTAGCAAGGATGCATCCAGACTGGGAAGAAATTCGTGAGTCAGATAATTTCCATGGTTGGGCTGAAAGTCAACCCGAAGAAATAAAAGGATGGGTGTATGGAAACAATTCAAATGCTGAATTGGCTTCAAGAGCAATAGACCTTTTTAAACAAGATACCGGCAAGTCAAAATTAAAAGAAACATCTGGCGATTTAATTTCTGCTTCTGAAATGATAAAAGTGAAGAACAGTAAAGAAATCGGATATGGTTCGAAAAAAATTTGGACTCGTTCTCAAATAGCGGCTATGTCTCAATCTGAATTTGATAAGAATGAGAGTTCCATAACTGATGCTATGCGAGATGGTCGTGTCGTAAATGATATGGGCAATCGTAGGTATGCAGGTTCTGGTAACCCAACTTACTAAATACTTATATAAGATATAGTCATCACATTAACTTTTAATTAATAAGGGAGAATACAATGGCTGTATTTCAAAATGCCGGTGGTGCTGCAAACAATAACTTTAATGCAAGTACTTCCGGTCAGACTAATGAGTTCTTCGTACCAGAAATCTTTTCGAAGAAGATTCAAAACTTCTTCAGAAAATCTTCTGTAATCGAAGCAATAACTAACACCGACTATGCAGGTGAGATTGCTGCATTTGGTGATACTGTAAAAATCATCAAAGAACCAACAATCACAGTAGCGGCTTACACAAGAGCAGCTTCTACTACTAAACAATACTTAACTGACCAAGAGTTAACACTTGTCGTTGACAAAGCTAACTCATTCAAATTTATTGTGGATGATATCGAAGAGAAATTATCTCACATTAACTTTGCGTCAGTAGGTGCGTCTAGTGCAGCATACACACTAAAAGATACTATGGATTCAGAAGTACTAACTGCAATGTTTGCAGGAGTATCAACTTCTTCTCCAGACCATCAATTAGGTGGAGATACTGCAAACGCAGCAGCAGCTTCATTAACAACTACTGACCCAATCGATATGGGTAATGGTAGTTCTGAAGTTAGCCCTCTAAAAATCATGGCTAGAATGGCTAGACTTTTAGATGATTCACAAGTTCCAGAAGAGGGCAGATGGTTTGTCGCAAAACCAGAGTTCTACGAAGAACTAGCTGATACCGATTCAAAACTAATGTCATCTGACTTTAACCAAGGTGATGGAGGTGTAAGAAACGGACTAGTAGCTTCTGGTCAAATCAGAGGATTTTCTATGTATAAATCTTCTAACATACCGGCAACTACTAACGCAACTGGTCAATGTTTAGGTGGTCACATTTCATCTACAGCAACTGCACAGTCAATCCTTAACATCGAAACTCTAAGAGATACCGATACTTTCGGTGATATCGTAAGAGGTCTTCATGTGTATGGTAGACAAGTTCTTAGAGATGATGCTTTAGTAAAAGCAATCTACACTATCGACTAATATTAACTTATATAAAGGGGCGATTAAGTTCGCCCTTTTATTCATTTACATATAGAGAGGACAATATGGGCATACCTAAAGACGGAATTAAATATGAAGATGTTCTTACTCGTCATCAACCACATATGATGAAGGGTGATAACGCAGCATCAGTACACCATGGCAAAGAACTATATCCAAAAAAATATGGCGTGGTAGATTTACGCAGAGAATGTGATAAAGGTGAAATGGGTACAAAAGGAAGAGAAAATTTATATCCAGAAGTAAAATTAAACAGAGTATAATAAATTATGGCAGCTCCGTTTAGAACATTTTTAGATTTATGTAATACTCTTATAAGAGAATTAAATGAAGTAGAATTAACTACTGCAAGTTTTAGTTCTGCGACAGGAATACAAAAATATATTAAAGATGTTATTAACAGAGCATATTTTGATATTTGTAATGCAGAAGATAAGTGGAGTTTCTTAGCAGTAGGAGACCCATCAAATGATTACTATGGTAATGTTGCAGTAGATACAGTAGCCGGAACAAGATGGTATAAATTTAATTCATCATCTACAGGTGTAGCTACTGATTATAGTTTTATTGATTATGAAAATGTTACACTAACTGAAGAAGGTGCGTCTGGTAAATCAGCACCTTATGAAGTAAGAAATCTTAATCCAATTACAACAGAGTTTTGGACTAAGCATTATGCTATATCCGAAGCAGTAGATAAAAGCGATGCTCAAACATATGGCATACCACAAAGAATTATTAGAAGTCCAAAGAATGATAGATTTGGTTTATCTCCTATACCAGATGGGATATACAAAATTTATTTCTTTGCATATTCTCAACCAACAGAATTAACAAATCATGGCGATACTGTAGTATTTCCACAACAATATACAACAGTACTTTTAGCAAGAGCTAGATACTATGTACATCAATTTAAAGATAACATAAGTCAATCACAATTAGCAGATGCAGAATATAAAAAAAGTTTACGAACAATGCGTGAACAATTAATAGAACCTTTTCCTGCAACAATGATTGATGATAGACTACGAATGGTATAAACTATGGCAGAGCAAGGTGTATCAATTACTTGCGAAGGTGGTTTGGATTTAGTAGGTACAACGCATACACTATTTCGAACTCCCGGAGTCGCAACAGTTTTAGAAAATTATGAATCATCTATTCATGGTGGATATCGTAGAATAAATGGTTTTACAAAATTTGGTTCAGCACAACCAAGTGGAACAGATGATATAGAAGGTATTTTTCATTATGCTCTTGGAGTTGTAGCGTGTGCCGGTAGTAATATTTATTACAGTACAAATGGTAATAGTTGGACACAAGTAAATAAAGATACATACCAATCTATTACAGGAACAGTTAATGTTACATCTGGTTCACCAACAGTAAATGCTCATGGTAGTTCTACATTATTTACAACTGAAGTATCCGTTGGAGATGATATAAAAATTAACGGAGAAATATTTAACGTTTTAAGTATTACTGATAGTCATACTTTAACAGTAGATGGTAACTTTGCAAGTTCTGTTAGTAATACAGGAATAAAATTAAATGGTGCTACAGCATCACAATTATCTAGTGGTTCAACTATAGCACGAAATAATCAATCTGATTGTAAGTTTGCTATATATGAAGGTGAGTCACAGTATGGTGAATTATTTATTGTTGATGGTATTAATAAACCAGCATATTTAAAAATAACAGTTTCAAGTGGTGTATATAGTTATAGCTTTAAAGAAGTAGAAAGTCCTGCTCCAGATAAATCAAAGTTTGCTACAATATTTGGTGAACGATTAATTCTTGCAGGAGACTCAGATAACCCACAAGTTATATCATATAGTACACGATTAAAACCAGAAGATTTTACTGGAGCTTCTGCCGGTACAATTGATGTTGGCGATAAGATAGTAACAATAAAACCTTTTCGTAATAAACTAATTGTATTTTGTGAAAACAGTATATTTCAAGTATCGGGTTTAGATAGCACCGCAGTTGTATCAGGAGTCACAAAAAATATTGGATGTGTTCATGGGAATACAGTTCAAGAGATAGGCGGTGACCTTGTTTTTCTTGCACCAGATGGTTTAAGAACAATTGCAGGTACAGCTCGTATTGATGATATAGAATTAAGTTCTATTAGTAGAAAAATACTACCTTTATTTAGAGATAATATTTTTCCAAATTTATCTAATATTGAATTTGCCAGTATGGTCATAAGAGAAAAAAGTCAATATAGATTATTTTACTATAAAACAGGAACATCTAATTCTGCACAAAAAGGTATTATAGGAACATTTAAAATATCCTCAACAGGTGCGGCAGTATACGAATGGAGTGAAACAAAAGGTATTCCAGCAAGACAAGTACACGCAGGAACAGATGTTAATGGTAATGAAGTATTATATCATGCCGAAGTAGATGGTAGAGTTTACAATCACGATACTGGTAACAATTTTGATAGTAGTAACATAACAGCAGTTTACAAAACACCAGATTTAGATTATGGTGATTCAGGAATACGAAAAACTTTATACTACATTAAAACAAGTATTAGGTCTGAAGGAAGTAATAATAATTTAACAATACTTTCTCGATATGATTTTGAAAGTCCGAATGTTCCACAACCTTCAGAGATTAGTATTGGAGCATTATCATCAGTTTCACAATTTGGTGTAGCAGTTTTTGCAACAGGAATATTTGGAGGAACACAATTTCCTCAACAAAGAACAACATTAACAGGAAGTGGATTTACAAATAATTTTAGAATAAGAAGTTCGGGAACACAATCTTCATATACAGTATCTGGATTTTATGTAGACTTCATACCGGGAGGAAGAATATAAATTATGGCGACATATACTAGACAAAGTACCTTTGCAGATGGCGATACTATTTTTGCATCGTTATTAAATAATGAGTACGACCAATTAGCTTCAGCATTTAACATATCAACAGGACATACCCATGATGGTTCAACAACTGGTGATGGTGGTCCTATTTCTACATTATACAGTAATTCATTAAGTTTTGGTACTAATGCCGAAGCAGATATTGCAATTACATTTAATGCTGCATCCAATGATGGTGTTCTTACTTGGATGGAGGATGAAGATTATTTCCAATACTCTGATGATATTCTATTAAGCACTTCCGAAAAACTTTTATTTAGAGACTCAGCAATTTATCTTAATTCATCTGTTGATGGACAACTTGATATTGTTGCCGATACAGAAGTTCAAATTGCAACAACAACACTTGATATTAATGCAGATGTAGATGTATCCGGAACGTTAACATATGGAAGTTTATCTGATGGTTCCATAACTGTTACTGCATTTGTTGATGAAGATAACATGGCTTCAGATAGTGCAACGTTAATACCAACACAACAATCTGTTAAAGCCTATGTTGATGCACAAGTAGCAACAGTTCCAACAGGTGATATTACTTCGGTAGTTGCTGGTGATGGTTTAACAGGTGGTGGTACTAGCGGTGATGTAACTTTAAACGTTGTTGGTGGTACTGGTATAACTGCTAATGCAAATGATATTGCTATTGATTCAACTGTAACAACTCTTACAGGTTCACAAACTTTAACAAACAAAACTCTTACAACTCCTATTATTTCAAGTATCTCTAACACAGGTACATTAACTCTTCCAACTTCTACAGATACTCTTGTTGGTAGAGCAACAACTGATACTCTTACAAACAAAACTCTTACAACACCTGTTATTTCAAGTATTTCTAATACAGGTACATTAACATTACCTACATCAACCGATACATTAGTAGGTAGAGATACAACTGATACTCTTACAAATAAAACAATTACATCTGCTGTATTAAATAGTACAATATCTGGTACATCAATTAAAGATGAAGATGATATGACTTCTGATTCAGCAAGTCACCTTGCAACACAGCAAAGTATTAAAGCATATGTAGATACTCAAGTAGCAACAATTCCTACTGGAGATATTACAGATGTTATAGCAGGTGACGGTTTAACTGGAGGAGGAACAAGTGGTTCAGTTACAGTAAATGTTGTAGGTGGAACAGGTATAACTGCCAATGCAAATGACATTGCTATAGATAGTACAGTAACAACTTTAACAGGTTCTCAAACTTTAACAAATAAAACTTTAACAAGTCCCGTACTAAATGGTACACTAAGTGGTACAGCATTTTTAGATGAAGATAATTTTGCATCAGATTCGGCAACAGCAGTAGCTTCACAGCAGTCTATTAAAGCTTATGTGGCAACACAAGTAGCAACTGCTAATGAATTGTCAGAATTAACTGATACTAATATAACAACACCAGCAGACGGAGCTTTATTATTTTATGATACTACAACATCAAAATGGATTGATAATGTTGTATCCGGAGATATAACTATTGCCGATACTGGTGTAGCTGCTATTGGAACAGGTGTTATTGTCGATGCAGATATTAATTCTAGTGCCGCAATTGATGCTTCAAAAATCCATGATGGAACAATTTCTAATACCGAATTTGGATATTTAAATGGTGTAACTTCTGCTATTCAAACACAACTTGACGCAAAACAAGCAAGTGATGCAGAGTTAACAGCAATTGCAGGATTAACTTCGGCAGCAGATAAAGGTATACAATTTACTGGTTCTGGTACTGCGGCAACATATGATTTAACAGCAGCAGGTAAAGCATTATTAGATGATGCGGATGCTTCTGCTCAACGAACAACTTTAGGTCTTGGTACATCTGCTACATTAGATGTAGGGACAAGTGCTAATAATGTTGTTCAATTAAATGGTTCATCACAGCTACCGGCTGTCGATGGTAGTCAACTAACTAATTTACCGGGAGCAAGTGCAGGTTTTGCAATAGCAATGGCAATTGCATTATAAGCTTGACAAATCGGGGAAAAACGTTATAATATATATTAACTAAAGGAGTAAAATAAAATATGGCACAAAATTTTAGAAGATTTACTGGTAATAATATCGGTACTTCGCCATCTACTATTCTTACTGCTGATTCTTATGATACTATAGTAGGTATTCATGTAACTAATATTCATACATCTGCAATTAATATTGATGTTTATATTAATGATGGTGCTAATGATATTTACTTAGTTAAAGACGCTCCAGTACCTGTAGGCTCAGCTTTACAAGTTTTGGGTACAGGGAAAGTAGTAGTACAGTCTGGTGATGCATTGAAAATAGTTTCAGATACAGCTTCAAGCGTAGATGCTTGGGTATCATGTGTAGATGCAATAAGTACATAATAGGAGAGAAAATAAATGGGATATATTGGTTCAGCACCAGCAACTAACTTTGAAACAGTTAGAAAACAGGTATCTACAACAAATAGTGGAACAACTATTACGTTAGATTATTCTGTTTCTAGCGTTCAAGATATATTGGTAACAGTTAATGCTGTTGTTCAA